CAGTCGCGGTCAACTGAACGATGTCGCCGTTGAAAATGCCGGTGTTATAGCCGGTAGCAATCGGGATCATACGGGTTGACCCCGCAAAAACTTGACCACCGATCAAATTGATCGGTTTTAGCCCGTAAGGGGCTGAGACAGTAGGATAAGCCATGTTTAGCTCCTAAATTCCTAAGTTATTTAACAAGACCTTTGCCAAAAGTAACTTGAGTTTTCTTGTCCTTAAACACCGGCATACGGGGGTCATTTTCCCGCATGAAGTTGTTATCCACAGACGCCGCATTATCTTCGGTGAGTTTCCGATAATGAGCGTTGCGTTGTTCGACAAACTCAGAAGGGGTCTTACACAAGATAAGACCACCGGACTCAATAGAGTCCTTAAACCGACTATTTGGATCGGTCATTGTAAATGCTTCCGGATGTTCCGAAGCTTTCACGGGTTCCCAACCTTCTCGTAGTTTGGACGAGACGTTGTTTACGTCAGGGGTGCCCAAGGTGCTAACGCGAATCCAGCGGTAGGAGTATCCCGGTTCCTGATTAACTTCAGGAAGCAGCGAAGGCGGTGCCCAACTTTTGGGTCGGGAAGACGCTTCACGGGTATCCATATCACGAGAAATTCTGTTTTCAGCCATTGGTATCACCATTCAATTTAATCATTTCTTTTGCGTATTGCTCTGGGGTCAACCCAAGTTTTCTAGCTAGAGAAACCTGAGTCGCCGTCAACGTAACTTTACGAGGGGCCGTAGAACGCTTTGCGGAAGCCACCACTGTTCCGGGTCGTTTCCGTTCGCTACCCTCAAAAGACTCTGGGAATCTACGCCGCATCTCTTTGTCGATACGCGAGTAGTATTCGTCAGAGGTCGGGTCTACGCCTTCACCTACCAAGTCTTCGTGCAAACCAAAAGCCATGCTCGTCATCACGCGGTTTTCACCAAACCAAGAATTGCGTTTTTGCCACGCAACCGCTTTTGGATCGGTTTTAGATACCGTGTTTTCAACGGGGGCCGCAGACCATCCCTCGTTAGTGGAGGTATTTACTACATTTTTTTCTGGCTGTCCAGCATCTTCTTGATACTGCGGTTTGTAATTGGCAACCTGTTGCAGTTTCAGTTTGGCGTTAAGTAGCTTTTCCTGCGCGTCCGTTACGCGGTCGGAATCGCCAGAGTCATACGCATCCTTGAACTCGCGCTTGGCCGCTTCAAGTTCTTTCTCAAAAGCAACCTTAGCTGTACCTACATACGCTTGTTCGCCCGTATGTAAGTTCTTTTTTAGCACCTTGTTTTCTTCTGCAAACCGTTTAAGCAGCCCCACCGCTTCTTCGCGTTCGCGCAATGCCGCTTCTTTAGCACGGCGTTCGTCGTGCCAAACTTTTTTCAGTTGCTTGGCTTTTTCCTTGGAGAAATTCTCAAGCTCATCGTCGGCATCAAGTTCTTTTACGATGTCTTCCGGCATCGGAGCACGGCCTCGGTCTTCCTCCGGGGTGTCGTCCTCAACTTCAATTTCAAAATCATCTTCCATCTCGGCCACGTTCTTGTCAGTTGCCATGTGTTATCTCCTAGCCTCGGTGAATGCCACGCGGGTCTTCCACTACACCCTCGACGCTATCGTCGTTGATGAGACGGAAAGACTTCCCGTGGATGTGAACTCGCGAACCCGAATGCGGGCGAACAAGGATAAAGTCCCCTTCTTTGCAGTAAGGGCCGCTGGGGAATCGTGAGGTATCGGAATAGCAATCCGGCCCCAACTTGACCACGAAAAGCACCGTAGTCATCAATTCCTCGTCCTTAATCGTCTTCTCCGCTTTGAGGAGGCCGCTATCAAACTTTGCTTCGATGTCAGGAATAGCGCACAGGATTTTGTAGCCTGTGGGGTTAGGCAATTGTGTTGCCGATTGAACATCTTGGTGCTCATCACTCATTAATCATTCTCCAAGTTAGTTTTAATATCATCCACATAACGTTTTACCGCCAACATCCCATGCAAACTGCCACAGATGTATCTGTATTCGGCGTAGTCTTTAGCCACGCCGGAACCCAAATCGTCTTGGATTTGCCCAACACGTTTTTGGATTTCTTCAATAATTAGATCAATTACAGTCATTTTTTAGGTTCTTTCTCAGGTTTTTGAGCCTGTTGGCGAGCTTGTTGAGCCGCTTGTACTGATTGATGGGCACGGTTTTGGTTAGCTTGTTGGGCTTGGTATTGGCGATCTTCGCGTTTTAACCCCACGCTTGACTGAAGTTTTGCCGCTTCAGTCAGTTGTTTCACCCCTAATTCTTGCCCTTTTATCTGCTTTTGTGCGTCAACTTTGCCTGCTTCAAGCGCCAATTTGGCCTGTTGGATCTGAATATCCGCCTGCTGCGCCTGCGCTTTAAGCTGTAGTTCTGCTTGTTGGTTTTGTGCCTTAAGCTGAATTTCTTGTTTCTTAAGCTCCAACTCTTCGCGCTGCAAAATGTTCAACGGGTCTTGAGCTTCTTGCTGCTGCTGCGCTTGCGCCGCCTCGGCTTGGTTCTTCTGCGTCAACTGCTGCTGCGCTTGGGCAATCAGCTTGGATAGCTGCACCTCCATATCAGGCGGCAACGGCGCATCCGGCGGCGGCAGTGGCATCCCCAACTGCTCCTCGATGTTCTTGCGGTACAGGAACCCAAGATGCTCGGCCACATGCGCTGCACCCGCCGCTGCGATGGTTTTAGCCGCAGGGGTATCTTGGACAAGTTTCTGAACTTGTGGGTCTTCAGACATACCCATGTGAGCCGCAATGTGCGCTTCATGGTCTTGGTACATGAACGCCTTAACCGGCTTGCCCGCAAGAATGTCCATGTTCTCTGACACAGGGTCTCGCGGCTTCTGGTCTTCTTCAGTCGGAATAATTTTCCCAATGTTCCGCACACCCAACACCTCAAGCATCTGCTTGTGAAGCTCAGGGAGGTCATAGATTTGGGGGGATGCTTGCGCTAACTGCATCACCGCCTGCCACTGCGTGACTTTCTGCGCCATCGTCGAGGCGTTGGGGTCAGACACGGGAATAACGTCCACCATGTCATAGTCGGCCTTCTTAGCCTTCCTACCACCCTTTTCCGGCTCGTAGTCGTACTCGTCAGGAGTGAAGTCACGAATTATGGAGGCGAGGAGGCGCAACTCTCTCTTCATCGCGTAATGCACGCGACTATGCACGGACGACATCACCTTCAGACTGCGCTCAAGGATAGCCAGCGTAGTGCCTACCGGAGACTGCGCGGACATGTCGGAGGCATTGAGGTCGGTGGTGCTGGCAAACTTCCGCCCTTCTTCCACGATGTTCTGCATCAGGGTGAAGAGGACTTGCGACGGCTCCTTGTACGGGAGCGTCATGATGTTGTCCTTGATGGTGCCAGATGCAACGTCTACGTCGCGGAACTCACCGGGGGAGATGGGAGTGTCATCTCCTTTGATCCGCATCCCTCGGGTCTTAAATCCGCCGGGGAGGTTGGATAGTGTGCCCGCGTCCACAAGCTGGCGAATAAGAGACGTACCAGACTTGGCAAAACTACCCAGCAGGTGAACCAAACCAAAAGCATAAAAGCCAAAACCGGGAATATAGGGATAATGAACAAAGTGCTCGCGCTTAAGTTTTTTCTCATCGTCAGGTGCCCAGTTGCGATAAATTGCTAGGACGGTTTCAGTGCTTTTCTCAATAGTCACGACATAAGGCAGTGCAATACCACCCATCTCCGTTTCCGCATCCCCAGCTTCGGAATCTTTCTCGTCGTACTCCGACAAATCCAAATCCACATGCATCTCTAAAATCTTAAACCGGTTGTCAGAGGTGGCACTGAAGCCCATGTTCTCCGCGATTTTCTTCTCGACTTCGTCGAGGTTGCCTTTGGTCGGCTCACCAAGATCAACGTCCCGGTAGAATCCACTGGCTTGCAGCTTGATGACTTCATTCTTGGACTTCCGCATCACATGCGTAACGCGCTCGGCAGTGTCCAAGTTAGACGCACCGTAAGGCACGATAAGATCTTCCGCCGGGACGTAGAGAGAGATTTGGCGTTCGATTGCTGGGTCGTAATACACCTTCTTGAACGCATTACCGCTCAAGCCCAGACCCCACAACATCCGCTCATGCTCGGGGCGATATTCCGTCATCACCTCCGTCAACTGAAAGTTCATATCCGCCGCGACGTTGACCGACGCCTGTTTCTTCTCCGGCGTCTCTTTACCAATGATGGTCGTCTTCACCGGCCCACTCGGCGGGAACGTCTCCATGATGGTCTCGGCTTGGAACTTGACTAGGGCTTCTGAAAGAAGCGGGTGGAACACGCCGCACGCACCACTCCACGGCTCAGTCCGCTGCTCAATCTTCAACCCAAGCAATTCCAACCCGTCGATGTAAGTCTGCAACCAGTCTTTGCGCGAGGCGGTGTCACCGTCAAAAGACTCAAGTAAGTCGCCCGCAAGGGTAGCAAGGGTGCCGTCGTCCATGTCCTCCGCGAGGTTCTTATAGAACTCTTCGGTCTCAGGGTCTTCCTCGTCGATCATGGGTTCCCCAAGAAGTTCCGCAAGGGCAAACTCTGCACCGGGGGGAGTGGTGGTGTCTTCTCCCGGCAGGGTGGAACCGTCGTCTACGATCTCAACTTGGATTTCTTCGTCCATCCCGTTGTCCATCTCGTCACCCATTTTGTTTTCCTCTTAGCACGGTCGTGCTAATTAATAGTACGGTTTCCGGTTTGGATTGCGATACCGCATCGAAATCTCTTCCTCCGGCTCATCTAGTGTAGTCCTAATATAGCCACCCTGCCTAAAACGTGCTAACGCCATCGACACCGAGTCAACGTAGTCGTCGTGGTCACCCGCAGGGAACGAAGCTACTTCTTCTACTACTTCTTCTGCCCATCTAGTTTCTGGTATCCATACTCTACCAGACGCAAATATATCCGACACCGCATTAAGTCGAGATATTTTGTCATTACCTTTAGTCGGTGTGAACTCTTGCACGGGGATACCCATCGCACGAAGCTCATAAATCAAAGGCGCACCTGAGGCTTTCTTTTCAATAATCACCCCATCAGGTTCCCAAGATCGATACTGTTCTATGGCTACACGTTTTAACTCAGGAAACTCCATCCGATCTCGGAACGCATTCAGCAGAATAATATGCGCCTGCGGCTTGCCCCGGTCGGCTTTACTGACCTCCCAATCAGAACCGTCGTCGTCTCGATAGAAAACGCCCCAAGTTGTGCAAGCGGAATAGTCGGCACGGTTATGCTTTTCAAACGCCGTATCCCACGACATCAACACAAACTCGCAGTTCGGCGGGTCGTCTTTCTCCCATACTTGCCACCACTCTCTTTTGATAATGGCACTAGCTTCAGATGTGGGGTCTTGCATGTACTGAGCCATCCACTTGGAGTGGGGAAGCTCATTTCTTAGAACTGCTAACTCTTCTAACGGCCAAAACTCAGGCCACAGCGGGTTTCCACTGGGCATAATGGCCGGGAAGTCGATGACCTCCCACTCTTCACCATCCCGCAGTGCAGCAGCTTTCAGCACCTGAGCGGTCAAATCCCGCTTACTCCAGCGCGTGTTATGACTCACTACTCCATTGGCAATAAAGTTTTCCGTCCGTTCTACCTCAACATCAAAGATTTCCTCCCGTCCGGAAGGTGTGATTGACGTAATAGCATCAAGAGTGACGCAATAAGTATTCAGCGCCTCTCCGCAAAGCATGGGGGGTTTTACCGTATCCGACCATAAGATTGCAGTCGTTACACAAGAGTCCACGAACTTTTCCGGTATCGTGGTCGTGGTCGATACATAGCTTTCCGTTCCAGTGGGCGCGGGTATTAGACTCTGTAGGCGGTTGCCCACAGACATCACAGCGGTTTCCACGCTCTGCAACCATCGCGTCATATTGTTCCACAGTGATGCCGTACCGAGATTTGATGCGGTGTCCTCGTTTAGCGGCTGGAGTCTGACGCCCCCCACCTGATGCCCAATACCGCTTGCGGTAGCACTCGACGCATAGCCCTTTGCAGTGAACAGGCTTTCCGCAGTCTTCTTCAACACACGTTTTACCTTTCCACTTCCCGTGAAACCCAATAGGTTTGTAGGGGGCGTTAGGGTTTTTACGGTGATAGGCTTCTCTTGCTTGGCAAGGGTGGCACAAACCGGGTTTCGTTTTAGATCTAGGTGGCCGGTTGCATCCCTCGTTGAGACAAGTGACATCCCCGGTTTGAGGTCTTTTAGTCGTATCCATCTGCGCTCTCCATCAATTTCCACAAGAAACGGATGTCTCTCGTTGGCAGTAAGGAGCTTGCCAGATTGTGTTTGTACTGTAAATACTTCATCAACACCGTTTGACTGCCAATTGGTGACCGTCGCCGTGGTAATCCTCCCGTCCTCATACGTCGCTACCCTATTACCGGGGCGGATGTCTTTAAGTTTTACCGTGGTGCCGTCTGCCATCAGTACGTCGGTGTCCCCAACCATGCACATCACGATGACGATAGATCCCCCCGGCTGCAAACGCTGTCTTGGGCCTGAGGTGTACCACTCATACGTCTTGTCGTAGACCTCGGGGTTGGTTTCAGCAATGGTGGCTTCTTGTTCGCTGTGTGGGTCATCGATAATCAGCAGATCAGCACCCTTCCCAGTGACTGCACCTCCAACACCGATAGCGAAATAGTCCCCGCCCTTGCTGGTATTCCATCGCCCCGCCGCTTTTGAGTCCACTTGCAGCACGGTTTCGGGAAAAATACTGCGGTAACCCTCCTCATCCACCAAATTTCGCACCTTACGGCCAAAATTAACCGCCAATTCGGCAGTGTGAGACGTTTGAATGACCTTTTTCTCGGGAAATTTGCCTAAAAACCATGCCGGAAGGAGGTATGAAGCAAATTCTGACTTGGTATGCCGGGGTGGCATATTAATAACGAGGCGTTTTATCTCGCCTCGGGCTACGCGCTCAAAGGCACGGGCCATAATCTTGTGATGCCGACCGGAAATGAAACCCGGCCACATCCTTTTCACAAAAACTAGGAAGTCATCGTGGGCTTTTTCTCGTTCTACAGCCTGCTCGTACCGTTCCAAGTCTAATAATAGAGAACGCATCTCCGCTTCCGGCAGTGTTGGCAGCAGAGAAAGAATTGCTTGTAGCTCTTGAGCGTTCAAATTGTAATCCGGCTTAGGTTCCTTAAGGGGTTTCTTCGGAATCTTCGTCTTCTTCGTCGATGGAGAGTCTGTATTCGGGGAATCCATCATCTGAATCTACTTCAAGCTCCACGGGTTCTCTATTAACCGCCTCAGTGAATTCACCATCTGCCATTTCGATATTAGCGTAGCCTAGCAGTCTGTTGATCTTATCTTTAATCGCATGTTCCAAAGCAGCCGGAGTAGTATTTACCACACTAATCTCTGTCTTTTCAACAAACAACCCAACATCTGAATGCTTACCTAATAATTCTAACGCTCTTAGCTCGTCTTTGGTATTACCGCAGTTAGAAATCTCAATGAGTTTATTTGTAATGTAGGTTCTTAGTTGTACAGAATCTTGAACAATCTGCTTATCGTACTCATTAAGAAGCGCCGCTAACTTTAGGGCTACTCTACTAGAGTAAATATCTTGTGGGGGAATTGGTGGTTTGTTAGTACGAGTTGGGTTTTGATTAAGCCCGTAGTTCTCACTAGGTTTAGCAGTGCGAATTCTTTTCCCCGACACTTCAATATCTATGTCTAAGTAAGGCACTTTGGTTAATTTGCCCGTCTCATCTTTCACTTCTTTATAGCAACCTTTCTCTACAAGGAAGTCTTCGGGCATGTTGTAGATCACGTTGTTTCTAATAGACGACCCAATGATCTTCAGTATCTCGACCGCATCAAGCCCGTTTGGCAGGCGGTTAGAGTCCTTTGCATATTCATGCGGCGGGTTGGCAACGAGCCACTCGTCTTGTTCAACTTCGTCTTTGTCGGGGTTCATCCCCAACTGCAAAAGGAATGAGGCGGTGTTTGCAGCGATATGGGCTGCGTCGTCTAAAGATCGTTCTTCAGTGTTGCGTTTAGCCCACCTAGATTCGTGTTGCTCATTAAGCACCAACACATATTGAGACCCGCCTTCTACGGGGTCTGTTAACTGTTCGTACTCCAAATTATGAAGACGAAGTGGGTGATTAAAATCTGGCGTTATAACGATTGGTGCTTTCATAGATATACGAATGCTTTGGGTGGCCGGAGTATAGCAAAACTTAATTTTACAAAAAATAGGGGGTGGGGGGTCTGAATTTGAAAAAGGTATGGGGGGTGTTTCTAGATTTGAAATTGGTGGGTTTGACTGTGCAAATTAGGAATTAGGAAGGATGCGGGACTCCTAACGTGGATTTGGGGGGTGGGGGGTCGGCCCCAAATCCCCACGGCCTAGTTTAGCCCAATGCGATAGCGCATTATTCAATCACGGTTCGGGCATCGAATCGGACACAATACATCAACTATCTGGAGTACATGACAATGACCAACAACACCACCAACACCACCAACACCACCGCCGCTACTCTTTCCGAAGCGTTGCCGTTCGGCACTGCCTTGACCAAGGCGGGCGATAAATACGGTGCGACCAAGGCCAGCGTGACGGATACGCTACGGGCGCGGCTCGGAGAGTATCCTTCCAAGGCCTTGTGGGAGTCTGCAATCGGGTTCTTCGCTGGTGGATACCGGCCCCACTTGATCGCAAAGTACGAACGGCTGAACAAGCACAACGAAGAGCACAACGACGCGAAGGGCAGCAAATGCCCGTGCCGTGAGTGTGTGGCTGGTGCTAGCGCGAAGGCGTCTTTCTACAGTCTAGCGAAGGATGCAGGCGTCACGGCTCCGAATTCCAAGAATGCCAAGACTACGGCGGCCAAGGCCAAGAACAAGGCCAAGAACGCCAAGGCCAAAGCGAAACGTGCGCCGCGCACTCCCACCAAGGCGGTGGCGGATAAAAATGGCTACCGTGCAACCTTGAAAAAGGCCATCGACGGACTGGATGCCGGTTCGCTTGAGGCAATGGTGCTTTGCTGGGACGTTGCACTGAAGGCGGCCCTTCGCGGCATGAAGGCGAAGAACAAGGCGGCAGAATAATCAACCGGGGGCGGCAACGCCCCCTCCTACCCGCGGCCCCGCCGCTCACTCTGGATACTTTAGGATTTTCCTAGAGTATCCGGGTGGGCGGCGGGGCTTTTTTTTTTGCCTGCGTTTTGGGAACTGGTGGGAAGGCCACAGCGGCGCGTCGGCAACGTAGTCGTCCAAGCTGCCACATCGATGCCGGATGGCTCGGGCGGTTCGTCGTCGGCGCGAGATCGCCTCGCTTAGCGTGGTGCATGGCGCAGGGCGGGATAGTTTAGGAAATTTCCTAAAGTATCCAGATGGGCCAGACCTGACCAGTTCCGGAGGACGGCAGCCACGCGGGCCAACCCCGAAATCGGATAGTTTAGGAAATTTCCTAAAGTATCCTGCCAACTAAGATTACGCGTTGAAATAAAGAATCAATGACTTAGCTCGCGGCCAATTGGAACATTGGGAACATGAACAAAATCAAGGGCTGTTCCAAATGTTCCCGAATCAACGCGAATGTTCCAGCACAAGTCTTTGATGTTCCACATGTTCCAAATGTTCCGGCTTCCAGCAGTGAGCGGGTAAAAGGGGTAGCTAAAATGTATGTGCTTAATATATAAACTTTTCAAAATGAGGTGATTAGAAGACTTCTTTTGTTTTTTCGCACAAGAGTTCACACACACCCTCTTTTAGCCACACACTGTTTTTTTCTGGAACATTTGGAACATGTGGAACATCATAGACTTACGTTGGAACATTCACGTTGATTCTGGAACATAGGGAACATAAAGCAAATCAAACACTTAGCCGATTCTTGCTCATTCTTTAACCAATCAAAGTTTGTAGCTCGAAAACCAGTATCTAAAATACATAATCTCGAAGTTTGAATATCCAATTTAAAGTTTATATCTCGAAGTTTTTCTATCTCACCCCTTCCAGAACATCCCCTCACCCACAATACATAATCTCGAAGTTTGCCTATCCAACCCAATCCCGTGCCAATCGGCCCAAATTCAATCCGATTCTTCAATTCAATCCCCTAATTCAAGTCATCATTCAAATGCTTGACTTAGTACACCAAGAGCGTACAATGTCTTCTGTCGGGACAATAACGCGCACCAAACGATAGTTTAGGAAATTTCCTAAAGTATCCAACCAAACCAATCGGAGATATGACAATGAGCATCAACCTTCCTGAGTCTGCCAAGCTTTACCTGTGCGATAGCCGTGGGATTTACATCCCGCAAAACTTCATCGAATTCACCTACGAAGACTGCATCGACGGCGTGTCGAGTTGGGTCAAAGAGGTGCTTGCCATCGGCCCGGAGCACGAGGGGTATTGGGATGCGTGGGATGAATGCCTTTCGCACTGCATCGTTACCAGCAAGGATGATGGCGTGCAGTACACGCTATGGCAGGACGGTGACCTGTGGCTGATCCCTGTCGGTGCCGAATGGCCCGAAGAATAGTTTAGGAAATTTCCTAAAGTATCCACATAACAAAGAGGACACATGACAATGGCAATGACCACCAAACAATTCAAAGACGCTATCCGCAACGGTGCATACGCATGGCCCGGTGGGTATCAGATGTTCTTCCTGACTTCGGATGGGGAAGCCCTGTCCTTTGCAGCGGCCAAACAGGAAGCCAAGCAAATCATCCGTGCGATCCGCGACAACTCCAACTGCGGATGGCGTGTGGTTGCCTTCGATATTAATTGGGAAGACTCAGGTCTTCGATGCGCCCATACCGGCGAGAGAATCCCGTCATCTTACGGGGATGCAGACGAGTACGACCGATAGTTTAGGAAATTTCCTAAAGTATCCGAATACACACAACAAAGAGGACACATGACAATGGCTACTATCAACAACACCCTGACCCGGCTCGGCATCATCGACATCGCCGACTCCATCATTGCAGACGCTGTGTGCGGTGCTAACCAAGCACACCTGATTCTCGGCCCTCCGGGCACGGCCAAGACTTCAATCGGCCAGTACATTGCCGACAGCCTGACCCGCATCATGGGGACGGAGTACACGCTCGTCTTCCTCGATATGCAGACGCTGGATCCGGCTGACTTGGCTATCCCCATGCCTGACCCGGAGAGCAAGACCTTTGCCTACTGGTTCAATGAAATCTTCGGCTTCACGCCTGACAAGCCGGTGGTGCTGCTCATCGACGAGTACAGCAAGCCACAGAATCCCGCCAGCCAGAATGCGGTACACCAACTGTTCTCCAAGGACAAGAAGACTGGCTGCCGTCGCCTGCTCTCGATGATGCTGCACCCCGACAGCGTAATCATTGGCACCGGCAACCTCGGCACCGATGGTGTGGGCGATATGGTCAAGAGCCATACCCGCAACAAGGTCACCATGCACTACGTTAGGAATCCGTACACCGACGAGTGGCTGCCGTGGGCTTTCGAGCACAACATCCACCCCATCGTGCAGGGATGGGTCAAGCAAACTCCGCTGTGCTTTGCCAGCTACCTCGACCCTGACTTTGCCAGCCTGCCGGATGACATCAAGAGCATGGTGTACAACCCTGACCCCAAGAATCCTGCGCGTGATCAGGGCTGTGTGACTGCTCGCAGTCTTGAGTTTGCCAGCAACGTCTTCCATGCCTACTTCAATGCTCAGGCAATGGGCTTGCGGTACACGGAGCAGATGCTTCTCGCCGACTTGCAGGGTGTGATTGGTAACCAAGCTGCTCGCTCGATGCTTGTGTTTAAGAACTTTGCAATGGAGCTGCCTAGCGCCAAGCAAATCATGGCGGGCAATGCGCCCTACCCCACATCCATCGCGGCGCACATCATCTGCTCGCTCAATGCCTGCGTGTGGATTGCCGGGGCTGGTTACGGCCTGCCTGCTCCCGATAGCAAGCTTGAGGTGAAGAATCGGATTTCAGGTTGGTTCACCTACATGATGGGCGGGCTGGCTCCCGATGCACAGACGATGTTCGTGCATAGCGTCAAGGATGCCGCCGAGAAAGCTGCCCGCAAGCAGGAGGTGACTGTCATGTCCAAGCTGTGGGATTTGACGGTGACGACTCACGAGTTCCAGAAGTGGGCGTCACTCAACGGCTTCAAGTACTAACCCCTAACCCACAACGCCCCGGTGCTGAGCCGGGGCAATCGGAGGACTGATGTCTAAGAACATGGACAAGCTGAGCCGGATTAATCGCCGTGCCTGTAACCAACTCGCTCAACTAAAAAAGAAGTACGCCAAGGTGAAACTTAAGAAAGAGTTTCAAGGGGTCAACCATCCGCTCTATATCGCCCCGCTCCAACCCAAATCAACTCCCGAATGTTGGTGGGACGATGGCGACGATATGAATCATCCAATGTATTGGGGAGACACAGACAAGTATCTACATATGTAATTGATTGACGTAATCCATACACTCACTTAAACTAACCAAGTCGAAACACATCCCGAAAGATAGTTTAGGAAATTTCCTAAAGTATTCATATAACCAAAAGGACACATGCAATGAACACGATGACCATCACCACCAACAACAACATCCTGACCAACAACGAGGGCACTGCCATGACAAACAACGCCACCACCATCGCGAGCAGCGCCGTGCTGTTCGACCTTTCCATCAAGGTTTTCTCTGCCACCGTGACCGACTCCGAAGTCGCGAACGATGTGGCCGTGGACAACAACGCGAGCAGCAAGGCTGGCACTTATCTCAAGAATTTGCTCGCCGAGTGCAAGGAACTCGACACCATCAAGAAGTTCGCCGCAATGGTTCGGACTTGGAACAAGAACCTGACCATGCCGTGGAACGACAACGGCCTGCGCCTGCTCCCCATGTCGCTGATGCTTGACCACAAAGCACAGCTTACCGAGTTCGAGCGTCAGTATTGGGATATGGTCGATGCCTTCTTGGCCGACTACAACACGCATGTGGCTGCCGCTGCGTTCACCTTGGGCAAGATGTTCGACCGCTCCAACTACCCCACTGAGCACGAGGTTCGTGGCAAGTTCGCCTTCAACAAGATGTACTCCCCGGTGCCGACCGCTGGTCACTGGATGGTCGATACCAACAACGCGGGTCTGGCCGAGGTGGTCGAGCACTCCATGCACGAGGCACACAGCCGCGAGGCACGCGCCATGCAGAATGTGTGGGAACGCCTGCACAAAATCGTTAGCCACATGGCCGACAAGCTCAAGGAGTCCAACTTCGACGGCTCACGCCCCGATGGCAAGAAGACCAAGCTGCACGACTCCATGCTGTCCAATGCCGAGGATTTCGTCGGCCTGCTCAATGACTTGAACGTGGGCAATGACCCGCGACTGTCGGAGATGGGCAACGACCTGCGTCGCCTGCTTGCCGTGACTGACCTCGGCGATTTGAAGAAAGATGCCGGTGCCCGCGTCGCTGCCAAGGCTAAGCTCGACGACATCCTCAACAAGTTCAATCTGTAATCCATACAACACACAACGCCCCGGTGCTGATCCGGGGCACACACAACGACAACACAAGGACACAATGCAATGACTACCCTAACCCGCTCGCAGCGCATCGAGAAAGCCCAAAGCATCATCGCTCGCACCAAGGAACTTTCGCAGTTCGCCCCGCTCGTCATGTTCGGTGACACTAAGATTGGGCAGTGCCCCACTGCTTACACCGATGGCCGCAACATCGTGATGGGCGACGACTTCATGGACGGCCTGACTGATCCTGAGTTGGTGTTCGTGATTCTCCACGAGGCACTGCATATCGGCTTCCGCCACATCGTGCAGTGGGCAGCGCTCTGGAAGCAGGACGCACAGTTGACCAACATGGCGTGCGACTACGTTATCAATCTCCCGCTGCTCGACCTGACCAAGGTGTGCCCCCACATCGCCGTGCCTACTAAAGACGGCCTGCGTATCCCGCTCATCGACGAGGATTTCCGTGGGCTTAACGCCAAGCAGGTCTTCGACATTCTTAAGAAAGAGGAAGAGGAGCAGGAGGATGGCGGTGAAGAGGGTGAGGATGGCGAGCCTAACGACGAGCCGAGTGATGGCAAGGGCAAGGGCAAGGGTCGCGGTCGTGCCAAGGTTGGTCAGCAGTTCGACGAGCACGACTTCGCTGCGGGCGAGGAGCTTACTCAAGCTGAGAAAGATGTATTGGCTAACGAGGTCGATCAGTTGATTCGCCAAGGCAACGAGGTTGCTGGCCGCATGGGTGGTACTGCGTCGCGTGAGCTTGGTGAGGTGATTGCGTCAAAGGTTGATTGGCGCGAGGTCTTGGCCGACCACATCAGGGGCAGCATGGCGAAGGGTTTCGGCAAGACCACATGGCGTCGCTTCAATCGGCGTATGCAGGGCGCTGGTATCTACATGCCTAGCAGCTACGACGACAGCTTTCGCCGCATCGTGGTGGGTATCGATACCTCCGGCTCTATCCAAGGCCCGCTGCTCTCGGCGTTCCTCGGCAATGTGCAGAAGGTCGTGGAGGATGTGTGCCCCGAAGAGTTGGTGCTGGTGTACTGGGATGGCCGTGTGCAATCGACCGAGACCTATACCGCACAGACCTACGGCACTCTTATTAATACGACCAAGCCCAAGGGTGGTGGCGGTACTGACCCCTCGTGTGTGCCCGAGTATCTGCGCGAGCATGGTCTGGTTGAGGGGACTCAGTGCGTGCTGATGCTGACCGATGGGTACTTCGGTGGGCAGGGCGATTGGTCTCAGCTTCCCGCTCCGCTGTGGTGTGTGACGGATAACTCTTTCGCACAGTTCACGCCGACTGTGGGATGGGCGCTCCCCATCGAGGTCTAACAACGGGGCAGTGGGGCAGTCAATCGGAGCACTGCCCCACTGTATCAACAACGATATTTACAACAATCTAAGATTAGGAATTACACGATGGACATGAGCCACAAAGTCTTAACGGTATCTATCAAGCATGTTTACGGCAACGAGCTTATCTATCCGGTATGCAAGGATGCCAAAGCATTCGCCCGTATCGCTGGGTCTACTACCCTGACCCGCTCAGATATAGAGGAGATTAAGAAGCTGGGCTATGCCTTCTCTATCCTGCCCGCGCCTAGCTCCTCACTCTAACCACCAGTTCCCTCACACATAAGGACGACATGACATGAACACAATTCCTTTTGATTGGAAGACCGCCGACTTTCACCACTGCGTCCGGGCCGACAGCATTGTCTACGAGCCCAAACGCAACAAATCATCTTTACAGGGTTTTAAGATTTCTGATTCTAGTGAAGTACAGGTTTCTACCTATCTCTTGTACGTCGCGCAGGGGCTGCACGCCAACCGTCCCTATGTTGACTTTCGGTTTGTCCCACGCGGGGAGAGGTGTCTAGTGGTGTACCGTGCCGGGGACTACATGGGCCGACTCACTTGGCGACGGGTCGATTCGGTTCCTTCTGTGGTCATAGAATCTAGGAACATCAGCCGCAACCGTTTGGTGGACTACATCCAAGCCAACCAGACCTATACCTCAGACCTCGACAAGGCGGTGATCCGGGCACAGGACACGTTCACGCAGGCAAAGCCGATGGAGATATATCGGGAGCTTGAGGGGTACATTGGATACATCCTGCATGACAACGAGAAGCACCCACTGCTATTTGTCCACAACGCTGAATGGGAGAACCCGCTCAAGGAAGCGACGCATCGCTTCGAGGTTACCGAGGCAGGCTTAGCCGCTGAGCTTCTGTATCCGCTGCTCAAACACTTCACGAGCGAGGCAGGCGAGACCTCATGGATGGATGACGAGCAGGACTGGATGGGGAATCTAAAGAAGATGGTAAGTAAGATTCCTACAGAAACCGTGGCTCAGTTCACCAAGGGATTCGAGCGTGTGCGAGATGGACGGGATACGCGGATCAGGATTAAGACTTCCGGGCATTGGCTGTACAAGACTTTCAACGGGAGCTTCCGTCTGTTTACAGCGGGCGAAGGGCACAAAAAGGAAATCACCCCTCCTCAGTCTTTTGCAAGTGCAAGTGAGTTTCCCGAAAACCTTAGTCTTAAGTATGAGATTTTGAAGATGACGGGGATGGGAGTTCGGGTGCCAGAGATAGGGACAATGATTGATACTCCCGGTGTTGCATTCGGGGAGATATTTCACATCGAGGGTCTTGACGTTAAGTCAATGCCAACATAAACTCTAATCTCATTGTCGTGTCCTTTGCCCGGTTCCGTAACCGGGCTTTTTTAAGACGTTAGAATTGACACAGTAAACCTTAGAGAACCACAATGAAAATTAAGAAGCGATCCACATACGTCTTGCTTGGAGAACATCTCCATAGGCTGCAAGAGATTTCCAAAGCCTTAGTAGAAGACCGGGGGGCACCGATAGAGTGTTATGCACTCTCTTGTGAAATCAGATTCTTATTGAAACAAATCAAAGAGGCTGAGTGATGAGGTGGGAGGAGCTAGTGTTCTGGTTGGCGATCCTTTTTCTGGTTGGATATATCGGAGGTGAATCATGGGTTTAACCCCCGAAGGCAAAGTGAAACAAAAGCTAGTGAAGTTCCTCAACTCTTTGGAACCCAGACCTTACATGTTTTTTCCAGTTCCGGGCGGTTATGGCCGCTCAGGAATCCCCGACATTGTTGGCTGCTGGCAGGGCAGGATGTTTGCCATTGAGTGCAAAGCGCCGGGGAAGGCGGGGAACACCACCGCCTTACAACGTCGGGAGTTGCAGAGGATTAACGAGGCAGGAGGTGTCGCGTTTGTCTACGATGGTTCAATACTGGATGAAGACATGGAAGCAATTCTTAGCGGCACTTCTGCATGGCATTTGGAATTAATTAAGGAGGGGAAATGAAACCTAATCTTAAGCTGACTGATTTGCGGCAGTTTCTACTGCGAAAGGAAGCTCCCCCGGTGTGGGGGGTAGAAGACTTAGACGAGAAGCGCCAAAGGGCTTTGAAAATTTTAGGTGATCGCTGGGTGTTACACCCCAAACATTCTCCAAAGAAAGGTAACTACGATGGCTGGCCGAAAAAGTGATTTGAATGACGCCGAGATACGCACCGCTAGTGCGTATGAATCTGGGGAAGTGGCAGGCGTAGGGCTGTACTTCGCTGCAAGGATTAACGGCGTGCGAGTGGAAATTGACGGGCCTTCTGAACAGGCATTGGCATTAGTTGAGGCGCTCTGTGCCGCTGGACAACCTAAAGGATACGCAAGTGATAAAGAAATCTAAGAACCCCACCGATCCCCGCACTAAGGATTTGGTGGATGTCGAATGGGAAGAAGGAAGCTTTACTCCGCACCCTATTCAGATGAGCTACGAAATTCGGCAAGAGATTCTTCAACTTTACTATCAGTTGATGGTCGTGGCCGACAAGGTTGGCGAAGACTACAAAGCCTCCGTGCTGGAAGCTTTCGGCGAAGACGGGATGACAGAGACTCACACCGTCATCTCTAAGATTTGTGCATTGTCTGTAATCGGGATGCCGTGGGCTTTCGTGACTAACTTCCTTCAGATCCCCGACCCTGTGAAACAACTTAGTTGGGATCTTGCAGAAACCTTAGCTAAGGAATTGCAAGGGGAATTGCATGGTATGGTTGCGGATGTCATTCCGGATTCAGTCAAACATTGAGGGGTAAAACCACTTGCGGAAACTCAGGTGGTTGGTATACTTCGACTTTCCAGCTAAATTAGAGGTAGTTATGTCCGAAAATAATCGTCGCCCCCGCGCCATCAAGTTGTATGTTGTTACCGATAGCAATGAGCAGAAGGTTTACGTTAAGGCTAAAACCAAGTCTGCGGCCCTTGACTACATTGTCGGTAAGCATTTCAAGGTTGATGTTGTGAATGCTAAGGATATGGTTTCGCTTGCTGATGCTATTGCAGCTGGCGTAGAAATCCACGAAGTTCACTAAGAGGATTCGGTTGGCGGGGTGTCACCCCACCCCGCTGATACTCACCATGAAAGACTCCGTTAATCACCCATCACATTACACCGCAGGGGCGATTGAGTGTATAGACGCTCTGGCCGCTGCTACTGTTGGCCTTGAAGGTTTGCAAGCTGTTTGCACAGCGAATGCCATAAAATACTTATGGCGATGGAAACATAAAGGAGGTGTCGAAGATTTACGAAAAGCCCAGTGGTATATCGATAGGCTGATTACTGAAACCCTAAAACAAGAAACTAAGTAATCAGACAGAAAGGGACACACAATGAAGCTACTAACAAAAATCCTTTCCCCCTTCTGCTCTCAACCTATCCTGACTTTGCTTGTCCAGATGGATTCATATCCTGAGGATTTCTATTTGGGTTCGTGCCATCAAGCACACCGCATCATTGAAGATGGGGTATTCAACCCAATAGAGCATCTGCTTTTACATACCCAATTAAGACGTATTAGAAGATTAGAAACTTTCAAACGTATCTACGGATACACATTAACCCCACATCAAAAATCGTTTTGGCCTGACAACACATGAAAGGAATACACAATGCCAGCACACCACAAGACATCCGAAATCGGGGTATCCCACAAATCTGATCCGCACGCTGGGCCATCTGTAGGTGATAGGAGTTTTGAATACTATTTCGCCACCCCGATGGCGTTCCAAGAGGCGATGCAGAAGGCAAAGGAGCTTGAAAAGAAGGGGATGTATCGCCGTGCATGGCGCGTGCGGTTAAACCTCGACGGTGAGCAGCCGGTGTATGCCCCGGCGCGACCTGATACCGAGCCGCCGCCGGAGTTGACCGAGGCGGAGAAGAAGGAGCTACGCCGCAAAAAGAAGCGGCTGAACGAGTTGCGGTTGAAGGCGGATAAATTGGCGGAAGAACTAGAGGAGCATAACCATGAGTAAGTTAAAGCAGGCGGCGGCGGCGTGGGCGGCGGAGGCGGCGGCGGAGGCGGCGGCGTGGGCGGCGGAGGCGGCGGCGGAGGCGGCGGCGTGGGCGGCGGAGGCGGCGGCGGCGGTGGTGGTGGCGAAGGCGGAGGCGAAGGCGGAGGCGAAGGCGGAGGCGAAGGCGGAGGCGGAGGCGGAGGCGGCGTGCCAGCAAATTGACGAGGCGCTGGAGTACGATTTGATCGGCACCATCGACGGCACCTACGCGGGGCGGTGGATGCTGGCCGCGTTTGCCGAAAACGCAGCGGCGGTTTGGCCAGACGGGACGGCGGTGTACGTGCGGAGGATGAAGAAATGAACCGTGAAGACATCATCAGGATGGCGCGGGAAGCTGGGCTAACTGGGCTAATGGAGGGCGGCCTCATCGACTACTTTGAACGCTTCGCCGCTATTGTCGCCGCCGCCGAGCGCGAGGTGTGTGCGCGGGAAACCGACATTGCGTATCGAGAGCGCAATCAATTAGTGGCTTTGCTAACTATTCTGTTTCCGTCTGGGAAGGCTAAGACAACGATTGAGGGTTGGGATGAGGCTTGGAACGGCTGCGTGTACATAGACTTCCCATGGGGCCAAGCAAGTTGGCACTACCACCGGGACGATGAGGCGATGTTTGCACATTTGATGCCTTACACCAAGGGATGGGACGGACACACTACCGACGAAAAATACTCAAAGATCGCTGCGGAAATCCGCGCAAGGGGGCAGGAATGAAAAAGTTTGCACCGGGGCTGCGAGGCGGCAGTTATTCAGAGGCCGACGACCTCAACATGCAGATTGAAATCGTCAACGGTCAAGCATTCCTTGACAGATGGGCTGGCGGCGGATGGAAAAACATCAGCGTCCACAAAAGCTACGAAGAAGCGTTGCAGGCGCGTGCCGAAATCAGGTCGATGATCAGAGAGTGGCGCGAAAACGAGCGCGAGGCGTGTGCGAAGTTTTTGGAGGGTGGGGTCGATCTGGCGGGACTTGCTGGCGCACCGGACATGCAGAGGTTTACGGGGGAATTGCTGATGGGCTGCGCCAAAGCCATCCGCGCAAGGGGGGAGAAATGAACACAAAGAAAGTAGAGAAAAAGTTGGAAGCCGCCATGCACGATGTGCAGATCACGGCGTGGAGACAAGGATACTCGACGGGATTACGCGAGGGACTGGAGATGGCGCACGAAATTATCGCGTTGTTACGCAAAGACTTGCTGGCCGGTGCCGAGCAGTATGCAACGGCGAAATGCATGGATGAAATTTATGCGGTGATGCAGAAGGTGAAGGCATGAACGACAACATCACATTGCTTAAAAATCCACTAAGTGATAACGCTATTGCGATGCTGGAGGGGTGGCTTGATATGGCTAAACGCGGAGAAATAGTTAGTGTCGGGCTTATCGGACTAGGGGCTAACGGTGAGTGGCGCACTGCGTTTAGCGCATCACCTAACGGGCTGATGGATGCGGCGATGTTGATGGAGCTTGCGATTAGGCGGTTGGGGTTTGTACAGGAGAAGTAAGCATGAAGATTATCACAATAGACTTTGAAACTCGTTACGACCGGGAATACTCCTTGTCAAAAATGACAACGGAGGAATACATCCGTGACCCTAGATTTGAGGTTATTGGTGTTGGGGTCAAGGAAGCTGATTGTCTCGCCATGTTTTTCAGCGGAACGCTTGATGAAACCAGAGAGTTCCTACGCACGTTTGACTGGGCCAACTCCGCTGCAATTGCACACAACGCCATGTTCGATGCAGCAATTCTTTCGTGGGTCTTTGGAATCTTCCCCAAAATGTGGATCGACACGCTCAGTCTGGCGCGGGCGCTAGATGGACTTGAGGTTAGTGGGTCTCTCAAAGCCGCTGCCGAGCGGCATGGGCTGGGGGTCAAAGGCGAGGAAGTTGTCCACGCACTGGGTAAGCGACGAGAGGACTTCACTTCGGAGGAACTCCAGCGGTATGGCGCGTATTGCCGCAACGACTGCGACCTGACCTACGATTTATTCGCGGTCTACTATCCTAAGGTTTCGCAAACTGAGCTTAAAGTCATAAGCCTGACCGTTAAGATGTTTAGCGAGCCTGCCCTACGGTTAGCAAAGAAGCGGCTTTGTCAACACCTAGAAGAGGTAAAAGCCCGCAAGTACGAGTTATTGCAAGCTTGTGAGTCGGAGCCGGAGATACTGCAATCTAATCCTAAGTTTGCAGATTTGCTCAGAAGCCTTGGCGTTGAGCCGCCAACCAAGACCAGCCTCACAACCGGGAAGGAGACTTATGCTTTTGCTAAGTCTGACGAGGGGCTTAAGGAGTTAGCGGAGCACCCCAACCCTGTGGTGCAGGCGGTGGTGGCAGCCAGACTAGGGACGAAATCTACGCTTGAGGAATCCAGAACCGAGCGATTCCTTGGGATTGCCAGCCGAGGATCCTTACCAGTTCCGCTCAAATACTATGCCGCTCATACTGGGAGATGGGGTGGGAGCGATAGTCTTAACCTTCAAAACCTGCCGAGCCGGGGGGATAGCACATTAAAAGAGTGCATATTGCCGCCAAAGCGTTACCGCATCATTGACTGTGATTCTTCGCAGATCGAGGCGCGGGTGTTGGCGTGGGTAGCGGGACAAGATGATTTAGTGCAGGCGTTCGCCAACAAGGAGGACGTTTACAAGATTATGGCTTCTAAGATTTACAGAAAGCCGGTCGAAGAAATCTCCAAAGACGAACGCTTCATGGGCAAGACCGTAGTGCTTGGGTGTGGGTATGGCCTTGGGGCTGAGAAGTTCCAGAGTTCTTTGAAAGCCGCAGGGGTGGAGCTTGAGCTACCTGAGTGCAAACAGATCATCAAGACCTATCGGGAATCTTATGAATACATTCCTGAGTTATGGAAGGATGCACAGCGGTGCCTTGAGGCTATGCTTCAAGGTAAGACTTTCCTGTTTGGATCTCAGCCCAATGCAGTGGTGTTGAGGAAGAAAGGGTTCCATCTTCCGAGCGGGTACTACCTTGGGTATACAGATCTTGAGAAGGACGCCGAGGGGCAGTTTAGCTATAAAACCCGCAAGGGGCGCACTAAGATATACGGTGGAAAAGTTGTGGAAAACGTCATCCAAGCCATAGCGCGGTGCGTTATAGCGGAACAGATGACATGGATCGCTAAGAGATATAGAGTGGTTCTGACTGTCCACGACGCTATCGCCATCATTGCCCCGCTGGAAGAAGCTGAGATGGCACAGCAGTATGTAGAAAAATGTATGAGCACTCCTCCCATATGGGCGGAAGGCTTGCCGCTTGCATGTAAAAGTGGTATTGGAAGCAACTTAGGTAATGCAAAAAGTGATTAAGGTATGAATGTTGATGACTATGCGGTGTTTGTTACCGACATTAGAAACAGAATGCGTAAACTTGAAGATTTCTGTTTGAAAGCAGAGGTTGGCGCGAGTCAAGAAGAATTTATCGATGCGTATGGGCTTACCAACGACATCAAAACTTCTGTGCTCAATTTAGAAAACTATATGCGTATTCAAATGCGTAAGCAGAGGAAATAACGTGGCTACTTGGTCTTATTCTTCCTTGTCCCTGTTCAAACAATGTCCCAGAAAATATCACCGTTTAAGAGTTATAAAAGACATTAAGGAAGACGAGGCCGAGCACCTGATCTACGGCAACGCCGTACACAAAGCCGCCGAGGAATATGGGCGGGATGGAGTGCCTATCCCTGCCAAGTTTGCGTTCATCAAGCCGTACATCGATACGTTACTTGAGACCCCCGGAAACCCCCTCTTTGAATACAAGATGGGTCTTACACGGGAGTTAGAACCTTGTGAGTTTTTAGCCTCCCATGTTTGGTGGAGGGGCATTGCAGACTTTTTGGTCATCCCTGACCTTAACAGGCCGGATAAGTCAGCGGTGCTGGTGGACTACAAGACCGGCAAATCAGCCAAGTATGCAGACACACAGCAGTTGGAGCTTTTATCGCTCGCCATCTTTGCCCATTTCCCTCATGTGGAAATCATCAGAGCGGCGTTGCTCTTTGTGGTGAGCAAAGAGCTAATTGAGATAGAGTTAACCAGAGATCACCAACATGAACTTTGGAAGAAGTGGATAAAAGAAACTGATAGATTGGACAAGTGTTACGACAATGACGTATGGAATCCAGTCCCTAATTTCACTTGCCGTAATTACTGTCCAGTATTGGATTGCGAACACAATGGTAGGAGATAGAGATGAAAAAGAGAAAACATAAAAAAGACGATGAGTATTGGGAACAGCTGGAAAAAGAGTTAGGCGAGGAAAAGTTCGACGAGTTTCTAGATAAATTTGAAACCGATTTTGAAAAGGAGTTTGGCAATGCCTTACGTCAACAAGCCTAGACCTTATAAAAAGGAATATAAGCAACAGAAGGCGCGTAAAGAAGGGCCAGCCCGCGCAGCCCGTGAGCGTGCGCGGTACGAGTTTGATAACCCCGGTAAAGACGGCAAGGTCATCAAGCGCAAGGGGAAGGACATCGAGCATATCAAACCGCTGTCCAAAGGTGGCGATTCCTCTTTATCTAATATGCGTCTTGAGTCTCCGAGCGACAACCGGAGCTTTTATCGGAATTCCGATCACACGGTTAAGAAGAACGTCTCACGCAAGAAAAAATAAATGGAAATCATAGATAACAAATACATTGCGGTTAGGACACGAAACCCCGACAAAATAACTGAAGTCATCAAAGACGCGCAGACCTTAAGGGTTGATTCCGACATTCACACCGTTGTGGTCAACTGGGGGTTGGAAGAAGCACAGCACCTCAACAAGCTGAAAGTTAAAAATGTCCCTAGCCCTATTCACAGGGACTATGACTGGCCGGGGGTGTTTCCTCCAATGTCTCATCAACGGGACACGGCTGAGTTCCTGACGCTTAATACTAGAGCTTTCGTGTTCAACGAACAGGGTACGGGCAAGACGGCTAGTGCTATCTGGGCGTCTGACTACTTGATCAAGGCTGGTTATGTGCGACGGGTGCTGATCGTATGCCCCCTTTCCATTATGCAGGCAGCTTGGCAGGCAGACCTATTCAAGTTCGCAGTTCATAGAAGCACAGGAATAGCGCATTCAAGTGGAATTAACGCGGCTGAAAAAAGAGCCAAGATAATTAACGGAGATTATGAATACGTCATCATTAACTACGATGGCATAAACATCGTGGCCGACGATATTGCTAGGAATAATTTTGACCTCATCATCATTGACGAGGCTAATGCTTACAAAACTATTGGCACCAAACGCTGGAAGCTTATGAATAAGCTGGTCAAGCCGACAACGTGGCTATGGATGATGACTGGCACTCCTGCGGCTCAATCACCGTTCGACGCCTACGGCCTAGCCAAGCTATGTGTCCCGCATCAAGTGCCTCGATTTGCTGGGGCATTCAAAGAATCAGTAATGATTAACATCAGTCGGTTCAAATGGGTTCCAAGGAGCGACGCCTCCCAAAAAATCTTCAAGGCGTTGCAACCCGCTATTCGGTTCACTAAAAAAGAATGCCTAGACTTACCTGATGTCACCCATACTGACCGTGAAGCACCCCTTACGGCGCAGCAGAAAAAATACTACGAGCTAATCCGCAAGGAGTTCCTTGTGATCTCCGGGGATGAGGAGATTACTTCCGCCAACGCTGCCGTCAACCTCAGTAAGCTCCTGCAAGTTTCCTGCGGGGCGGTGTATAGCAACAGCAAAGCTACCTTGGAGTTCGATGTATCCAATAGGCTACAGGTCGTCAAGGAAGTCATTGAGGAAGCCAGTGCTAAAGTTTTGATATTTGTCCCGTTCAAACACGCGATAAGCATCGTCAAAGAATTCTTAACTAAAGAAGGCATCCCCAATGAAATTATTTCTGGGGAAGTTAACATTACGCAAAGAAACGAAATCTTCAACCGATTCCAAACGAAAGGAGACGACGATCTTAAAGTTTTAATTATCCAGCCAGCCGCCGCTTCGCACGGGGTTACCCTCACCGCTGCTAATGTGATCATCTGGTACGCACCCGTCACCAGCACTGAGACCTATCTCCAAGCCAATGCGCGTATCGACCGACACGGCCAACGCAACCCGATGACCGTGGTGCATATTCAAGGATCCAAGGTTGAACGCGACCTTTATGCAATGCTTCAAAACCGCCTAGAGAGTCACGAAAAACTTATCGATTTGTACAAAAGAGTATTGACAGAGTAAACTATAGGGACTAATCTGCGTTTCATCCTTCACAAACCAAGGAGAATTTATGGATTTGGGACAATTCACGGCAGAAGACTTAGTATCTGCCTATATCGCCATCCGCGATGCTAAACGCGAAGCCGAGGCTAATTTAGCCAAGGTCGTCAAAGAATACGACGAGCAGTTGGAAGTTGTTGAGCACGCTCTTATCGACCTCTGCAAAGACATTGGGGCCGACAGCATTAAGACTCCGCATGGGATTGCTATGCGTGGGATTAAGACTCGGTACACCACTAACGACTGGGAGTCGTTCTACAACATGGTGCATGAGTACAAGGCGTTTGAGCTTTTGGAAAGACGCATTCATCAGGGCAATATCAAATCTTTCCTAGAAGAGAACCCGGATGAGCACCCCGCAGGGCTGAACATCGACCGTTCTTACACCATCACAGTACGCAAATCTAAATAGGAGATAGCAATGAGCTACGACATTATTCCATTTGAACCCACCCGAGTCCCCGAGCACATCCGGGGTGAGATGTCCGAGCTTTCAAAGAAGCTCAAGCGGGGCAATAGCCTCAAGCGGATCTCTATCCGCAATGGCGTCTTCCGCTGCATCGTTGGCGGCGAAGAGATTGCTAAGAACAAGGATGGGTACATGGACATCGTGGTGGTCAATACCACCCGTGAAAACCAGCGCACCTACTACAAGCAGGCTTACGACCCGAATGCGGAAGGGGCTGTTGCACCGGATTGCTTTTCTCCTGATGGCATTGTCCCGCACGCCAGCGCCGCTAACCCGCAGGCTGCTTCCTGTGCCGAATGCCCGATGAACGTGAAGGGTTCGGGTTCTGGGGTGGGTAAGAAAGCTTGCCGTTACTCCAAGCGCATGGCCGTCGCCCTTGCTAACGATCCGGATAGCGGTATCTATCAGGTCGTGATTCCTTCGCAGTCCCTGTTTTCCAAAGGGGATGAGAAGCACATGGGTTGGGAGCAGTATCAGAAGTTCATCCTGTCTTTGAATTTCAGCATCGACCACATCATCACCCGCATGTCGTTTGATGATGATGCGGATTCTCCGAAGCTGGTATTCTCGGCTGTTGGTCACCCCGGCCCGTCGATGAAGAAGAAGCTGGAGGAGTTGGCTGAGTCCCCTGATGCGGAGTTGGCTATCCAACTGCCGGTTCAGCAGACGGACAATCTTAAGAATCCTGCTCTTCCCAAGCCGAAGATTAAGGTTCTGCCGGTTATCGACATTGAGGAAGATGAAGAGGAAGAAGAAGCTCCCCCGCCGCCGAAGGCTAAGAAGCCCGCAGTCATCGTGGAAGATGATGAAGACGAGGACGACGATGTTGTTCCGCCCCCCAGCGTGAAGGCTAAAACGGCTAAGCCGGAGCCTGTTACTACGGCCAAGGGCGTAGACTTGAACAGCATCATCAGCCGCTTCGCTGCTCCTAAGGCGACCGAAGTAGACGACGAAGAAGAGTAATCATGGATCACCGGGGCTACAGCACGCGCATCATTGACGCAAATGACCGCGCATCTGCTGATAGCCTCGGTGTTCAACTTGGTCGGTACTGCATAAGTCGAGACATCTCTGCTATTGAGGTAGCGGAGTATTTTGGGGTTTCAAAAATGACGATTTATAAGTGGTTTACCGGCCAGTCAACACCGAGGCAATCATACAGTGACCGCATTGTAGCTATGCTAAATGTTGGAGGTGTGGCTATAAAACATAACTAAAGACACGCAACAATGAACTACAGAGATTTCTTAGGGACAGTATTGTCCGATCAGGGGGCGTACTGCATTGTAGGGTTAAAAGAAAACTCACCTACAAAGCAAGTATTTCTAGAAAGCTTTGACGACATCGATGCACAAGTACGGAGGCTGCTAGGCAAGGACTACAACATTTACTTTGGCTGCGCCAAGTATGGGCAGATGGGCAAGCGTATCAAAGAGAATGCGCTGTTCTACAAAACTCTATTTATGGATCTTGATGTAGATCCTGATGACCCCAAGAAGTTTAGCTCCAAGCAGCAGGCGCTTGAGGAGCTTGTTGAGTTTTGCAATAAAATCGAGATTGGCGCGCCGGGGATTGTAGATTCCGGTAATGGCTTTCATTGCTATTGGCCGTTCAACAAGACTATCCCGAGGCATGAGTGGAAGGCACTTGCCGAAAGACTCAAGACGCTGTGCAAAGATCATCAGTTCCGTGCTGACCCTGCGGTGACTGCTGATGAAGCGCGAATCTTAAGACTGCCGGGGACGTTGAACTTTAAGCGGAAACCTTATCCTGAGGTTGAGGTTATCTTTGAGCCTACGGAGATAGATGTAGATCTGCTCAAAGTCGCGATTGCCGCGTTCAACCCACTGCCACCTACGCCGTCGCATATCAAGCCGGGGCTTAGCCCCCTGATGAAAAAATTGGTGGGCGATAGGAAGTTTAGTTTCCAGAAGATTGTTGAGCGGATTGTTGAGGGTAAGGGCTGTGCTCAGCTTGAGTACATCCTGACTAAGCAGGAGGAGATTCCTGAGCCTTTGTGGCGTGCGGGGCTTTCGATTGCCCGCAACTGCGTTGATTGGGAAATCGCTGTCCATGCTATCTCCGATCAGCACGAGGATTACAGCAGAGAAGAAACGGAACTCAAGGCCGACAGGCTTGAGAATAAGCCGTATCGGTGCGACATCTTTGAAAGCCTCAATCCGGAAAAATGCGAGGGTTGTCCGCACAAGGAGCGTATTCGTAGTCCTATCGTACTGGGTACTGAGATACAGAAAGCGCCCGTCGAAGAAGAGGTATTAGAGGTTGAGGAAGAAGGGCTGACAATCCTGTACCCAATCCCCCCTATGCCGTATCCGTTCTTCCGAGCTAAAAATGGTGGGGTATATAAAGATGTCAAAGATGAAGAACCGAAATTGGTTTACGAGAATGATTTGTTTATTGTCAAACGTATGCGGGACAAAGACCGGGGTGAGTTGGTTTTAGCTAGAATCCATTTACCCAAAGACAAGCCAAAAGAATTTGTGATTCCTCTGTCAGTGATGAGTTCAAAAGAGGAACTACGCAAACTGCTTGCGGGGAATGGTTGTATCTGTATGCCAAATCTAGTGGATGGGATTATGGGTTATCTAGTGGAGTGCGCTAAGTTTCAACAGTTCACTAATGATGCAGAAGTCTTGCGTCAGCAGATGGGATGGGTTGAGGACAACTCAAGATTTGTGGTGGGAGATAAAGAAATTTCTGCCACCGAGATCAGGTATAGCCCCCCGTCTGAGACTACGCTGTCTGTCGCACAGTGGATGCACTGCCAAGGGGAATACGCCGAGTGGCAGAAGGTCGCTAACGTCTATAACAAGCCCGGATTCGAGCCTCATGCGTTTGCAGTCCTAACCGCTCTGGGGGCACCACTCATGCGGCACTCCAACTACAAAGGGGCGTTCATTAATCTGATAAACAAAGATTCAGGAACGGGGAAAACGACAATTCTGCGGATGATCAACAGCTTCTATGGTCACCCTAACGAGCTAATGTCGAAGGAATCGGACACCTTAGCCCACAAACTGTTCCGGTTGGGGGTGCTGAACAACTTGGCGTTTACCGCAGATGAGCTTACGAATATGAAGCCGGAAGATATTTCCCGGCTCCTGTATTCCGTGTCCCAAGGTCAGGGGCCGGGGCGTATGCAAGCTCTCACTAACATGGAGCGCAAGAACGACACCACATGGAGCACTATCGGGATTGGTTCTTCTAATGCGTCGATGACGGAAGTGTTAGCCTCCCACAAGTCTATGGCTAACGGTGAGGTGATGCGGTTGCTGGAGTACCGGATTAACGCTACGAATCTTTTGGATAAGCGCGAGGCTTACAAGTTATTTGAAGAGACGTTGAACAAGAACTACGGCATGGCAGGGCAGTTATTCATCAAGTGGCTAGTGAGCAACCTACCTGAGGCGATTAAGCTTTACCATGAGGTGCAGGCTTATATAGATGACTACTGCAAGTTCAGCAACCGGGACAGGTATTGGTCGGCGGTCATCGCAGCTAACATCACCGGAGGTCTCATCGCCGTGAAGCTTGGGATCCTTGATTGGGATATTCAGCGCATCCTCAAGTGGGCACTCGATGAAATGGTGCCTGATCTGCGCCGTGCCGTATCTGATCAGAAGGTGTCTAACACCGACTTCCTTGGGCAGTTCATAAATCAAAACGTCGGCAACACGCTCGTCATTAGAGATAGTTTAGACCCTAAGACCAACCTCCCTTGCTTACCCTTGCAAGAACCCCGGAACCATTTGTTAATTCGCATGGAGCCAGACACTAAGCTGGTCTATGTTTCTAGCAAAGTGTTCAAGGAGTATTGCGCCGAACACCGGGTGATCTGTAATGACTTGCTTAAAACTATGAAAGCTGAAGGGTTGTTTTTGAAGGAGAGAAAGAAACGCTTAGGCAAAGGCACTAAGGTAGTGGGCGCACCGCCGGTTAATACCTATGTGTTCCAGTACGAGTTTGACGAATCGTTTTTAGGTGGGGTAGGTAATGCGGATTCACACAATTAAGTTTAACGTAGAGTGGGATAAGTTTAAGCCGTATTCTTCGTTTTTTATCCCAGTTTTGAATTGGCAATACGCCAAGAAGATAATCAAAGACGAATGCAAAAAACGAGGGTTTTTAGTAGTAGTGCGGCTATCGATAGAGAATGGGATAAGAGGAGTGCGGGTATGGCGTGTATATAAATCTAAGTAGCCATACCCTTGGCCCCAACAACCCCGGCCCATTACCGGGGTTAGTCTTCTCCAATATCCTCTAATCCCGCGCTTTCTATAAGACGTTTACGATGTTTATTATCAAGGGATAAACCGTTGACGGAATCTTTCATTTGTTGATTCCAACCGTTCCAAGATTTCTCTTTAGTTTCCCCATCAATTTTATCTTCTCGGCCCCACACACTTCGGTTGTACTGCCTAATATCCGCTTCTACGTCATTTAATTCATCGCGATCTCTAGCGTATTTGGCTAGATTTCTACGGGCAAGAAGGTTGCTTTTTAACTCTCTCCCTCGGCGTTGTTCCGCTGAAGCAATGTTGTTCCGTTCATAAGTTTCTGACAAACGGTCAGAAGTGAACCCGCCAACCTGCGTGAAGAGTTCCCACCCAGTCGGGTCGTCTATGATCTTGTAGCCTTTCTGGTTCCGAACACCTTCTGTTGCATACCGCCAAGCCTTCATTGGGTTTTTCACCGCTGCCGGAACAGCAGTCTCAATGGCACGGTAGGTATCCCCACGGTAATAAAACTTTATGGCTTCCCATGTATTTTTTGCAATGCCATACGCAGGGCCACCTAACGCTTCAATCATATAGATTAACGGGCCACTTTCTGAAAGTGTTTGAGGGTCACCTTTCCAAAGGGAGTCTGCGCCCAGTCCTGTACGGCTGCTCCAGTCGATGTTGGTAAGTACGCCAAGCGGGCCATTCGATGCCATGCGTCCCCAGTGGGTTAGCACATACTTGTACGGATCTAAAGGTTCGTCATCGTAGTCGTCATCGATTTTGTCAATGATAGATTTAGTTAGCGAAGCCGCTATCGATACCGCACCAAAAACAGGAACGCCCTTCAACCCTGCGAACGTCCAGCACATGATGTTAGTTCCGGCTAGAGCCTTAAGCGCCTCGTACTTTTCTTCCCGAGTAGCCCCCGCCAGCATTTGCTTGCTTAGCTTGTACTGCAAATACAGCATGGACATGATCACGCGCTTAAACGTGAAAGCGATTTTGCCAAAACCAGTCTGCGCCAAAGCTGGCCCAAGTTCCGCTTTAGAGGAAGAGTGGATTTCTTCCACGGCCTTAATCGCTTCCTCAATGGCTTGCGCGTGGTCAAGTTTTTTACGGGTGCTGCTTCCCTTACGGGCAAGTTCATAAGCAGCAAGGAGAGTGACTTCCCGGTTGTGGCGTTCTACGTTGGTGAACATCCGGCTGAGCCAAGTCTGTACTCTTAGCGTCATGCTTGTCGGATCAGAAAGTCCTTTACGGCGTACTTCTAGTAGTTCTTGGCCGACAGTTCTAGTGAACGCCGACTGCTCTAAACCAGCTTCAAACAATTCTCGGTGCTCTGGAGACAGTTTCGATTTATCCCCCATGATCGACCGATCCGCCATTGGTCTCCCAGTAAGCGGGTTACCCATAGTAGTGTTGTCGTCATACCCACCTTTGAAATACATATATGTGGCTTTTGAAAAAGCCGCCGTGGTTTCTGTATAACCATATCGACTACCGAGCACCGGCACCGCAATAATGGGTAGCTGCATGTAGTTAGCAATCGCGGTGGACGGATTGCCGATCAAGTAATAAACATACGACAGATACCCAGATTTTGCCGCCAGAGCACCCACAAACCCATCTTTCTGCACGGGGTTCTTGAGGAATGGTACTCTGGACTGGATGCTCTCCCATGCCGCGTTGTCTTTGGCGTTGGGGCGGTTTCCTCTAGCGCCCTTAGCCGCATTAATAGCCTTATCGATTGACTGGATGGACTCAAACTGCGCGACGTTCATCGCCATGCGGCTACCCACCTCTGCAAAGTTGGCAAGAGAATCTTCTCTAAAACCAAGCGTGCCTTTACGAGGCCGGAAATTTTGCATGATGGATTGGGTGGGGAACATGGTGAGCCATGTGCCGTATACTTCGTTAAGGGCGTCCTGCGCCGAAGGGGTCATCTCTTTGGTGGTAGGGTCTCTGGGCAGCTTTTCTTCCAGTAGTTTAATGATGTCCCTAAACTGTCTGGTCGGTGGAAGGTTATCCATCGTCACTTCTTTAGGACGCCGGAACGGTGTGATCTCTTTCATACCGTTGGACTTCAAAAACCGCTCAGCATCACGCCGGTCGCTATTGTTCTCAAACGCCAGCACCCAGTCTTCTTGAGTGGTAGGGTCTACATACCGCAGCCAAAAGTCCCCACGGCGGAACAACGGGAAATAAGGAGTGATCTGCTTAGCCATCAGTTTGGCAAGTACCTTACTTGCTGGGCCAAGAACCTCAGAAGTATCAATCTGGTCTAAGAATTTCTGCAAGATACCCGCATACTGATCTCGTAATTCAAAATACAGTTTCTGTAAATCCGCATTCATAGACTCAAATTGTTTGGTCAGCGGGTGTCCTTTATTTTCCGATTTATCAAATTGAATTCGTTTCAACGTGGACTGATGCACGAGATTATGGAACATTTTCTGGGTATTAAGATCAAATTTGCCCAAACGTTTTTTGGCGCTAGTGTAAAATTTTTCCATTTCTTGGAGGTAAGTAGCCGCCCTAAAATCTCGCTTAGACACCGCTTTGTGCAAATCTAAGATAGCGGTAGACATTTCTGGGTTAGAAGTTTTGTTTTCCTCCGCAAGTTCCCTAAGGCTTAACGCATCGTTGATGAGCGAACGGGAGTCCTTAGCAACTGGGTTTTCAATCGCGTTTTGCACCGCCTTAAGCGTTTTCTGAGACCACTCCGGTGCCGCATCCACGATGCTATCCATCAAACCAAATATCCTTTCGGCAACAGTCTGTACATCCGATACGGTCTCGGTTGCGCCAATAGGATCTTCTCGCATAGTGACTAGGGCGGGAGTGTCTCTACGAACCCGAGGCGCAGAAACGAATTCCCCCGCAGGGGCCATAGAGAACTTGGCTTTGGGAAGTTTTTTAGCTCGTTTTGTTTTTACTACTGGAGCCGGGGCCGCCTCTAGCGCGTTTATTTTTTCGTCTAACTCTAAGTGAGCAGCGCCATACGCAAGATCCACAATGTCTTGGGCTTTGATATTTTCGGGGTTAAGACGCAGTTTGCTAAGTAGGTTTTTAACCCCACCCATGACTTTGTTGAAAAATGCTTTTAAGGATTCCGACAAAGTTTCGGGCTTCACGGAAGATTGTAAATCTTTGGGATTGATCCCATCGCGAACTGCTTCTTCAATAAAGTAAGCTAAGATTTCATCATCAACATCTGTCTTTTTTGGAACTCGTTTCAGTGCTTTACGAGCAAGACGACTTTCCCGACTATCGCTCTTGGTGTTCGCTGCCCATTCTTTGACTTTGTTGACAAGATAGTTGTAGTTACCATTTCCTACTAATGCACGCATCCCCAGATGATCGCCAAACTCGTGCAGGAATACAGAAAGTTCATCCCCTTCGGGGATCATGTCGGTGAAAAGGTATGCCTTCCCTTCCGGGGACACCATTGCGCGTGCGCCAGCCGGGACGTTCTTTAACCCCGCTTTTTCGGGGGTCGTCGTAACCGAAACCACTTTGCCAATGTTCCTACCCATCGCACGGGAAAGGCTGTCGATAGCTTTCTCAGGAGTAGTCGCAACCGCCGGGGGTCGATAGGTGGGGAATGCCTTACGAAGTTCTTCTTCTTTAACGAGATAATCAAACTGTGGGTGGAGGTCTACAAATTTACGAAGTTTTTCGTACTGACCCTCCAACGCTCCCCGAAGCGCAGACTCATTTGGCCCTTTGATTCTTTGAGCGGATTCAAGCGAACGCCCTACTCGGACGACACCGTTGCGGAGCCGGTTAAATGCTCCTTCAAGAACATCCGCACCAAAGGTATATCGATCTTTAGCTTCCGCAAGTTGTTCGCGGAGTTTCTTTTGCCATCCTCTAAAATACGCTTCTGGTGCTCCTTCGACGCCAGAGTCCCGTACTGTAGCAGGGACTACTTTTTCTATAGGTCTAGCAATATCGTTTTCTATAGCTCTAATATGTTCTGAAAGAGTATTTAACTCTTTAACCGTGGGGGCATCTTGCAGTTCTATTGATTTAGCAATTTGCCTTGAAACTCTACTGGCTTCTTTTTGAAGTGCTTTTAGTTCTCTGTTCTTAGCGTTTTCCGCAGCTTGCTCAGAAGTAAGATCAGGCTTTTCTTTCAATACCGCCGCTATCGCTGACTCCGAAGCTCCTTGCTCAGTCATCTCGGCAATTTTGCCTGCGATCTCATTCTGTTTGGCGTATAACCCCGGAAGAGCTTCTTTACTCGCAATAGCTTCTTCTAAAGTATCTCCTTCAGCAGTGGTCTCTTCTTCTGGTTCCGCAGCAAGACGAGTTTGCTCAACGGACATCTCTGTATCACTAAGCTCACGGACTTTGTTTTTGACGTATTGCTGTTCTTCCCAAGTCAGGGAGTTGTAGAACTTCTTGCCATGCTCCCCGCCAGACCGCTGGAATAGTGCCGAATAAGGCGACAGGTTACCCGCCTCATCTACTTCCTTAGTGCTGGAGAAATCTAAAGAATCTGCACCAAATTCATCTGTGTTAACGTAATCAAGATGTTCTTGGCGTTTTTCCGGAGAGTCTTTATCAAACTTCTTTGAGAGCGTGATGTTGCCCGCAAGGTGGTCAAGCGCAATTCTTCTACCCACCATTTTATTTAGGGCAGTGTAGTCATTACCCCTTCTAGACAACGCCCCAAATTGTTCAGAGGATTCGATGATCCTCCCATAGCGGGGGTCTATGTTTTTCTGGAGATACTCTATCGCCCCCGTGTCTGGCTCAACTTGTTCCTTATTCTGAGAAACCTCAAAGTCTTTTTCTGCCATATCCGTCTGCTCGTCAGCAATATCCTTCGCTAACTGATCCGCAGCTTCTTGACGGTCATATTCTTCTTGCTGGGCTTTCTCTACTTCTTCTTGTGACGGGCCTTCTACCGGGGTTACTTCTGGGGTCACCACCTTCTGTGCAACTTCTGGGGCTGCTACTGGGCCGCTAAGCGCGGTCGCCTGTGCCTCTTTTAGCAGGTTGAACTTCTGGATCTGAGCGTCAAAGAAGTCTGCAAGAGGGGGGTTGTGAGGCTTTACCTGATCGCGCCTAGCCACAAGCGCAGTGTAGATTTGCGGGGCGTTCTCCGCAGTGATCTTGGCGTCCCCAGTGATAGCCTTGAATTCTTTCCCAAACTGCGTGGGCTTAATCCCCGCAATCCTGTCGGCCTCGATTTGATCGGACTGGAGATTGGGATGGGTGGCTTTAACCTCGTCCACTCGACGGCCAAACTCTAACTGAGCATCGGTGTCGTCCTTGATGTCGGCAATGTGGCGGGGCTGAAGAATATCCAGCAGCGTCGAAAATTTATTGGCAACATCCCCTCTTGCAAGGTCTTTGAATCCCACACGGAAGTTTTCTTCCCCCGCTGGTTTATCGGGGCGGCTGTTGTACTCTTTGATTGCCGCAGCGGCTTCTTGCTCAGTGACGCCGAGTTCTTTAAGTAAGTCAGAAACCGTATAGTCCCGTGCGGCTTTCGGCCCTTCCACTGCGGGAGCCTGTTCTTTTGCAGCTTCGACTTTGGCGCGTTCTTCTGGGGGCGTCTTAAGAAAAGTCTCCCTAGCCTCCAAAGCTTTGCGCTCAGCTAAAACCTGATCACGCTGGATCTGAAGCTGCTTACTCCCCGGAGTAGCGGCAAGGTTGGTTTCAGCTTCTTGCAAGCGAGCGTCTATGGTTTGATAGCGTTCTGGTAACCCTGCCAGTTCCGCTGCTTCCTCTGCATCCTTTTGAATTTTCGCCGCTGCTTCTTCTTCCGCACGCTGGGCTTTTTCTCTTTCTGCAATAACACCCGTTTGACGCCCGTAATCCACCGCACCAGCAACAGGGCCAAAGACGCCGCCAGCCACCGCACCGCGCACGCCACTCTCGATCAAACGGTCGAACTCTTCCGACCCCCAAGCCTCTTGCGTGTCACCGACAATGCGTTCGGCTTGGATAGAGATGGCTTCCTGAGCCGCTTCGGTTAAGCCCTCGGTGCCGACACCCTTGGCAGCGCCGACTGCGCCGCTCTTAAGCGCGGGCAGAAACCCCGATTTAACTCCTTTGCCTTCCGCAATTCTTGCAACGATCTCGGCTTTAAGCGCAGGGTTACCCCGCACGACCTTAAGAAGCTGGGCGGGAAGGATCGAGTCCAACGCACCGCCAATGGCACCACCAATAAGGGCCGCACCGGGGGCAAACTCTCCCGTTTGGTCGTAAATATTCTGGAAGATTTCGGGCGCGTTCTGCGCCACAGAGCCAAGATAAAGTCCCGCCATCGCGCCAGTATTTGCCGCTTCATCCCCCAACGTCTTCGGCAGCAGCCGCTTCATGCTTTCTGCGGACGCTTGGATAGCCTTGGGAGTAGTTGCTGCGGTACGCACTGCCGCTGCCATTTCCCCCGGAACCGCCGCAAACTCAGGAGCAAGCCCTTCCGCCGCCGCAGTTTTCTTAAGAAGCTGACGTTCCGCCGCGCCCGCAAGCCGCTTCTCAGCCAGCCCAGCAAGTTGTTTCTCAGCCGCGCCGACTACCGCCCGACGACCTACAGCAGCGCCGACACCGCCGGGGATAAGGGACGTTAAAAGGTTAGGAACCTGCTCACCAACGGTTTCCCCTACAAAAGGAAGAAAATCCCCCGCTCCTTTGATATCACTGAGAGACCGGAATTGTGTAGGGTTAGTGCGTTGAAGCTGCTCTTCCGTAGCCGCCGCTTCTTCCATCTGCCGTTTGGCGTAGTCGTCGAACCCGAGGGCGCTAGCCCCCAGTGCAGGGAGCACATCCCCAAACGTAGAACCAAGCCGAGTGAACCCGCGAGACAGGCCGGCACCTGTGGCACCAAAGAACCCTCTGTCGGGGTTGACGTCGGCGAGGATATCTTCTGGGGTCATCTCTTGTTGCGACTCCCCCGGAAGGGCGAGACCCAGATTGCTTTGTGCGTATTGGAGGATATCCGCTTGCGATGCGCCTTCGGGGGCGTTGATGGCAAACTGCCGACCATCCGCAGTAGAGACCGTATATTTAGGCATTATTGGTCGTCCCCGAGATCTTCAGCTGCAACATCAACCACCCCCGACCCCAATCCCAAACCCGCTATTCCCGGGGGGCGGGCAGGGGGCGCTCCGAGGGTAACGCCAGTGATGGTATTGCCAGAAACAGCCGATGTGGCTCCGCTTAGCGAGAGTAGTCGGTCGCGCACTTTCCCCCCTGCCGCATTACGCAATTGCTGCTGTTTATCTGACGGCAGTTTTTCAAATTCAAAGCCCAATGTTCTTGCGTCTTGCGCGGCTTGCTCGTCAATTTCGGGCATTAATTTCGCCATAATCGGCGCTAATTTATCTGGAGTAAGCTTACCTTTTTCGCGTAACTTAGCTAACTCTACCGCATAAGTCATTTCTCTATCGGATAGTTTCCCTGCCAAACTAAGTCCAGCTAGTCTAAGCCTTAAATTTACCGCTCTATCAGCAATAGCTTGTTTTTGGTTATACTCAGCCTCGCTAAGCTTGGCTGCATCTTTTTCTCTACTGGTATTGTACAAAGCCTGATATTGCGCTTCGCGTTGCTTCGCCAAAAACTGCCTATTATCTTCTTCGCTTTTTGCTTTAAGCTGTATAGCTGACGTTATGTCGTTGTTAGCTTCGGCTTGTTTTGCAGCGTCGTTAAGGTCTTTTTGGTTTTGGAAGTGGTCGCGAGCGTCTTTAATTTCCTTAGAGAATCTTACATTTCCTTCGTTTATGGATTTACCAAACGCAGCAATCCCCCGCCTAAAGCTCCCTTCAGCCCCAGCAGCAGATAGCGCCATAGCTAAATTATTCATCGCAGAAGGCGCAAAGCCTTTTTGCTGTTCCTTGTATCGTTCCTCAAGAAGAGCATTTCTGTTTTTGAAGTAGTCAGGGTCGTAGTTAGGGTTAGCCCCCTGCGCGGCTTTTCTTTCTGCGGCAATCGACTGGTAGGTTTGTGTAGGAGGCGCAAATCGCTCCGCGTCCTTTAAATAGTCTAGTGCAAGCTGCTTTCTTTCTTCGATTCCCGGGATAAGATTGGGGTAGCTTGACCCCTTTCCCATACCAGAGCTTGCACCGATGTTGTTTAGGAGAGTCATAAAATCCGGGGAACTAGATGAAGCTGCGGGGGGTAGCTCTTCGCCAGACATCCCAGTAGTTGGGTCAAGGGGTTTACGCCCATAACTTTGCCCCGCAGTCGCTGAAATTGCTTCATTTTTATTTTTAGCTTCAGTTTGTTGCGCTATATTTTGTTGTACAGCCATAGCCAACGAGGTGGGGGTAAGCACAGGAGCCGACATTGATTCTGCGACAGCCAGTGCATCATCCGGGCTAGAAAGTGGAACCCCATAAAGTTTTTGTGGGGGGTTAAATTGAGGGCCAACTTCGTTCACATGCGCCCAATATTCTGCTGTAGGGTCACTTTTAACTTCGCTTTTCTCTTTCCCGCTAAACGCCACAATCCCACCGTGTTCGTATTTAGGAACATAGGGAAGAGAAGCGACGCCGTAGTCATGCACATACCCACCAGCCTGCATCTGCGGCGGGGCTTGGGGCGGCATCTGGGGAGGAGGTGTAGCACCCATCCCCGGCACTCCCGGAGGCATCCCTTGGGGCATCGGGGGCATACCTTGGGGCGGCATCGGGGGCATACCTTGGGGCGGCATAGGAGGTTTCGGAGATAGCGCAGCCCCAAGCCCTGCTACTACGGTCTGCTTGGGTGCTTGCTGTGCTTTAGCAGCGTTCTGGGCTTTTAATCGGGATGACATTTCCAGCCCGACGAACAACTTTTTAGGGTCGGACGGGTCTAGTGTATCCGCCATCTGCTTCAGAGCGGGGTTAGGCAATTTCCGCAACTGGGACTGGAACTCTATGATATTGGGGGATGCGATGCTCATGAGAAAAGACCCTTAATTGTTTCCCAAATACCTTTACCATCTGGGCCTTCTTTAAGCTGTTTATTCATATTCAACAACCCTAAGATACCCCCGGAAGTGCTGAAAATATCGCTCATAACTGACGGGTCAGTCCCATACACTGTTGTCGTATCGTCAGTTTCTGCCGTTTGAAACTGCTCTCTTGGCAACGCTGAGATAAAATTAGCGTAGTTAGTTGCGGTCTTCATAGGCTGTTCTCGGGCCGTCTTAGCTTCTTCCAACTGAAGGTCTTTCAGACGCTGGGCAAGGCTATATTCATCCGTTGCCGCCAACCCTTGGGCCTGTAAACGAGCAAGGTCAGAAGAACTAATATTAGACCCAAGTGAAGCTAACCCTTGAGCAGCTTGAAGCTGTCTATTTTGTTCCGCGTTGTACTGCGCCATAGCGTTTTGATACGCTTGCTGTTGTAGCTGCGCGTAAGTAGAAGCGGCGGTATTTCCGTAATTTTGGCCCGCTTTCGCTAACGCTAACGCATACCCACTGGAATTTAACCCGCCGCCCAATGCTCGCTGTAGCCCCAATTGCCCCCGTTGTTCGTCGTATTGCCGTTTAAGTTCGGCCATAGTGGTGTCGGTGACGTTCTTCTGGTACGGATCCATGTACTGCGTGGCTTGCGCCTGATTGAACGTACTATCCCCAATCCCCGTGTACGCCGTTTTGGATTTATCAAAAGCATCTGGGCTTTGAAGATTTTGTGTATTAGTCCAATAACTATTCTGCGCGATGTTAGCCGGGGCGATGTATGTAGAAGCGTCAAGTTTCTCCCACGGCGCGGTGTACGCTTTTGTACCTTGAGTACCAGCCGACGTAATTAGGTCTTTGATGTCTTTGGAGAATTCTGTGTTACTGGTTTTTTTCCCATCGGTCGTTTGGATGGAAGAAGCGTCACCAGATACGGAAGCATTAAATAATCCCATTGTATTCTCCTAATGCCGTTACGCGGGCAAAAATTTGTGGGGCTTGATTTCTTTGCCCTGTTTAGGATTGCCCGTGCGGGATTCCCGAATACGATCCATCATGGCGTATAACACCTTTGCCCCCGCTTTGCTAGACCCATTACCAAGGTGACTTACCACATCCGCAGGGATAACAAACTCCCCATCAGCAAGCCGAGCCGGTTGGTCTCCATCGATGGTGGCGACAATAGAGTCGCTCATGCCATCTCCGGGGCCGTCGAGGTAACCTTCAACTGGTTTATTTTTAGTTAATCCTCCACGCATAAGCGCAGCAATGCCGTATTGCGAAACAGGTGCGCCACCCATTGGGTTCATAGCATCTCGGGAATAAACGTCGCCGCCTGTAGCGTAACTAGATTTTTTCCATGAGTTCATACCAAACGGATCCCAGATTGGATTGGAAGACGCAACGGGAGCGTTGGAAGCGGTGACACCGAAGGGATCCCAAACGGGGTTAGCCGCCGGATTGAACCCCATATTCGGGTTAACCGGGGGAGCCGCTGCCGCAGCACCTTCGGGGGTAGACGCAAAGGAAGACATCGGAAGTAATCCTTTAGCCTGTGCCGCAGCAAGTAATGGAGACATAAACCCGGACGACTTCAAATTTGAAATGTCCTGATAAGCTGATGGTTTGTAATCTTGCATCGGTGCCGCACCTAAATAATCAACTGGATTAAATTTTACAGGGTTAATTGCGTTGTTACCGCTGGATGGAGTGCCACCAGAAGGAGTACCACCAGAAGGACTGCCATCCCCGGTTCCATCTCCGGTTCCATCTCCGGTTCCATCTCCGGTTCCATCCCCGGTTCCATTCCCATTAGTATCCCCAGTCCCAGAAGTACCAGTCCCCCCGGAAGTAGCCCCGCCCCCCGTATCCGTGCCGGTTTCGGTGCCCGTAGAACCCGTAGATCCATCCGTAGTACCCGTAGACCCATCCGTAGTACCCGTAGTACCCGTAGTTCCCGTAGTTCCCGTAGTTCCCGTAGTTCCCGTAGTTCCCGTAGTTCCCGTAGAAGTCGAAGTCCCACCCGTAAAATCAGGGAACGTAGTATCCGTAGATCCATCCGTAGAACCCGTAGATCCATCCGTAGAACCCGTAGATCCATCCGTAGAACCCGTAGTTCCCGTAGTTCCCGTAGACCCACCCGTAAAATCAGGGAACGTAGTATCCGTAGATCCATCCGTAGTTCCCGTAGAGGACGAAGACCCGCCCGTGAAATCAGGGAATGTGGTATCCGTAGAAGTTGAAGTCCCGCCCGCAGGGGTAGTGCTTTCAAACTGATTTTTGTATAAATCCAGTGGGGAAGGAGTAGTTGACGTACTGCCCTCACCAAGGTTTGTGAGGCTCCCAAGACCGTCAGGGGACGTATCAACTGTAGATTCACTACCAAGATTTGTGAGGCTCCCAAGACCGCTAAGGTTTGTTAATACAGAACTCTCCCCGCCCGGAATGGTGGTATTCAGATTAATGTTGGGGTTAGTATTCCCGCCCCCCTGATTGAGGGTATCAAGGTCAAGCGGGCGGTTTACATCCGCAGAACCACCAAAAGTAGAGCCAGAGGTATTAGCATTGTTAGTGGGAATAGCATCAGTAACAATTTGATCCCACCGCCCCGTGGTGTTATTAAAAGCCCCTTGCCCAATACCAGCGTCAAAACCCGTAAGAGCGTTAGTTATCCCCCCTACGGTTTCCGCAAGCGAACCTAATCCACCACCCGATGCGCCGCCCGCATATACAGTCCAAGGGCCGGTTTCTCCTTGGGGTAAAAAAGTGCTAAACGGGTCTGCTGAAGTTCCTGATCCAGTCCAAACACCCCCTCTTGGATCGTCGCCCAACCCACCGATAGTATGTGGTTTTATGTCTTTAAAACTATCTACATATTGCTGCCAACCACTTGAAGGTACTACATATACCCCCGCAGTGGGGTTCCATTCTAAATCAAGGGGGTTGTAATTTGGGTCGGTAAAAACCGCATCCATATTATTAACGGCATTAGTAGTTCCAGTGGGCATCCCAGTAACAAAATCTTTAACATTGTTACCTGCTTCGGATAAGCTAGTGATCCCTTTGTTCACCGCGTCAGTAGCTTTTCCGGGAATACTTGTAATGTCTTCCCACTTTTGAGTTACGTTATTCCAAACTTTATTCCCAGCGTTGGTAAGCGCGTCGCCAGTGTACCCAAACGGGTCGCTCCCAAACTGACTTAGTTCATCACCAAAATTAGTGAGTTTATCCCCTACAAAATCAATCCCTTTACTAAGCTCCCCAAGAGGGTTGGTAATAATATCGCCGGCTTTATCGAAGACGTTCCCTAAGGAGTCGATATAGCCCGTCGCTGTTTGCTTAAGCGTCGTGCCTATCCCGGACAGGAGTCCGGTTTGAGCAACATTGCCCGCCAAATTAGCGCCAAATTGTCCGCCGGCATATCCACCCATACCAGATAAAACAATGTCGCCAATCCCACCGCCTCTGACGCCAGTTTGAATTGCATTATACGCGGCACTAAGCGCAGGGTTCACAAACCCCAGCGCAACCGTAGCAAGGGTGTCGATGATTTTACTAAAATCAAATTCTTGGGGTTTAAGCGCAGATTGCCCAAACTCCATTCGCGCCAGCGTGTCAATAATTTGAGAAGGTTTAGCGTCAGGAAATTGGCCGCGAAGAACGTCGTACCCCGGCATTTTGGAATCAAACCGGCCCCATTCCCCTTCTTGGATCCATTTGGAATTGGGTTGTTTTTCGGGGTTTGCCTTCATGTAGTCGATCCAATTCTGAGCAATCGTGTCTACATTGGGGTCGTTAGGGTTAATCCCTAAATAGGAAAGCCCCGCACCGGGGGTTTCAGAACGTCTCTTTAGATCTGCCGCACTACCCTTACCAAACGAATGCTCCCCAAAGGCAACATCGTTGACCATCGTTCCTTTTTCGATAGTGCTGTATTGGTTTTTCTTAAACCCGTCCCACCAATTATTTAGGTTGTAACTTCTAAGTTGTGAGTCTAACGTGTTTTTAAGTGCAGAAGGACTGGAACGATCTAGCGCCCCCGCAGCAAGTGAACCGGGGGTTCGGGTGGCAGCAGTGTTTGTAGCAAGCGCCGCCTTTAAATAGGCACCGGGGTCTTCCATCGTAGGCTGATTAGCCGCAAAGGAAAAAATGTCCATCCCCGGTTTATAAGAACCGCTTTGAATAGCTTTTCTTAGCCCTGCATATTGCGGGTCATTTAGATACGCCCAATCTCCGCTGTAGACAAATGGTGAGTTCGCCATAACAACAGATGCGGGGACAGATGGCCCCGCTGGCACCGGCATCTGAGACCTAATAGGTGCAGCGTTCCCAAAAAAATCAAGCGTAGTCCCGGTTGAAGCAGGAGCTTTAGCCGGGGTCTTAGCCGGGGTCTTAGCCGGGGTCTTAGCCGGGGTCTTAGCCGGGGTCTTAGCCGGGG